ATAAAAAAGGGGACTCAGTCTCCCGAATCCCCTTCAAATTAAGCAGAGCGATCAAATAAAACGATCGTTGCTTACTACTTAGCCATTACTTACGAAAGCATTTAGTTCAGTTGCTTTGGCAATAACTTGTGCTTCAGTAGGAAATGAGATAGCATCTCTATCAGGAACTGGTAAACCTTTACGATTTGCCTCGTCTAGTTGAAAACTATACTTCTGATTGATGGCATCCATCTTTCCAAAATATTCTTGTTCCAACATTTCTTTCGCCATTTTTAGAAGTTCAAGGCGAATCTCGAACGGTGTTTTATTAGACATAATAGTCTCCTTTGTGTGTTGTGTGTAAAACGTGGACTAACCGTTGATCCACACGGATGTATTAAGGCATCACCCTCAGTATTACTTAGTCTTCGTTAGCGATCTTCTCGAAGTATGACATTACATCATCATCGTCATCTTCAACGACTGCCTTTGGTTGTGGAGCAGGAGCAGATTTAATCTCTGGTGCTGCTTTAACTGGAGCAGGTTCGACTTCATCTGCAATTTCAGCTGCAGACTTAGAAGCATAAGACTCACCAGATAGAACTGAATCTAGTTTTGCCTTTAGTTCGTCGTAAGACTTGAAGTTTGATGCGTCAGTAAACTCAGAGAGTTTGTACTGTTGAGCAGCAATCTTTACGATCTGTTCATCAGCACCCACTGCTGCAGGTTCCATGAACATAGACTCATCGTAGTTGGCATAGCCACTTACTTTACGCATACGCATTTTGAAGTCAGCACCTTCCCAGAAGTCGAAAACGTTTACAGGAGTTTCGTCTTCAAAAGTAGGACGTGCTTTGTCCATGATCTTATCAAAGATCTTCTTACCAAACTTAAATAAGAATACCTTGCCCTCATTCTCAGGATGCTTCGGATCGGAAACAACAAGAATGTTTGCGATGTAAGACAACTTACGTTTTTGCTTACGAGCAATTTCTTTGTTTGCTTCAGAACCAGAGTTCCAAAGAGTGTTATTGAGTTCACCAACAGGATCGTCTTTGCCGATCGTAGTTAGAGAGTTCTCAATGTACCACTTACCAGTTGGACCTTGGAAGCCATGAGAGAAAAGACGAATCCATGGAAGTTCATCACCATCTACACGTGGAAGAAAACGAATAGTAGCAGTACCATTACCTGCTTTATCGCCTTCAAGACGCCAGAAGCGATCATCTTTGTAGGATTTCTTTTCTTGGGAGGGATTAGCAATCTTGTCGAAAGCTGAAGTGATTTGACCGAAGTCAGAGTTGCGCATGTTGCGTAGTGTATTAATATCCATTGTATTTTCCTTTTGTCGTATTTACGTTATATGTTTTCGTTATGTCGTATGTCAATTTCATCGTATAACTCAAAGTCATCTTCGAATTCACTTTCATAATCAACATAACTATTTAGCGTTTTCAATTTTGCGGATACTTTCCGCTTGTTGCTTCGGACTGAATGTTTATCAGTACGCTTACCGAAGTCGTCATCGAATGATCGTTCCTGTCGTCTAGTTTTACCCATGATGTCAGACTAAAGTTCATTTAGCTCCTGTTGAAAATGTGCCCATACAGTTTGAATTTTAGATTTGTCATATTTAACAAAACCTTTCAACTTCTCGATAACTCTAAACTCATTCTCCCAGATCAGACCAGCAGTAGGACTACTTTTCCAATTGTTAAGAAACGAGTGTATGTCATCAACCATCCTTAACGTCTCAATTGCTATCTTGTTTCCAATAAACAATTTCAACGCTACAGGGTATTCTACACCATTTGTTCCGAAAAGACAATCCCCTTTCAAACTATTATTTTCAAGTTCTGTCAACATAGTTGCAAGATCGTCTGTAAAGAATTTCGTGCGAGACTCTTTACGTTTCTTCCACATGGTATGATACCCAAGTGCTTCACCATCTGAATAAACCACATCGTGATTTCCATAGGCAAAGTTCGCTACGAAGTAATCAATGATATCTCTATCAGTGGTAAACTTCTTAGCCAATTTTTCAAAAATATATCTGTCATTACGAGAGTAAAATGCTTCTCGTGTACCACGAGTTCTTCCACCAGTCTCAAATACATTGTACTTGTCGGTAGTGAAGTGCAGTTTACATGCCAAGTAATACTGATATGCTTTATAACCGTCCATTAAATATCCAGCGTAGCCTGTTTCGGTAGATAATTTAATTCCTGAAACTCTACTTCAATCTTATCCTTCAGTGGTTTACTTATAAGATTGGTAATGTCGGCAGGATCTATAAAGTTATCTTCGCAATATTTTAAGAGAACATCCATATGGGTGTCGCCAGTTTCCGCTGCAATCTGCTCGATATGCATTGAAAACTCATTAGCAGTCTTAAACATTGCATCCTTTCTGTCTGAGGAGATGTTTTGTATAGTTAATTCCTCTTGAGACTTCTTCATACTCAGAATATTTTTCATTGTATAGTTTCCAGTAGGGATTTG